CGTTCAAGCCTGTGACCGCTAAGGCGCAGGAAGATGGCGATGATGACAATGATGCGCTGAGTTACTTTGCGAAGCTCGCGAAGTCTGACTAAGATAACATTAGTCTGCAGAATACAAGGGGAGTCGAAAGGCTCCTCTTTTTTAGTATCCCAATGCTGGCATGACGAACGCATTCGTTCTGTCAGGCAGCGCAGTGTTGTTGTACGTCACTGAGTTGACGCTCGAGTTGTTGACCGAAGCAGCCGCTGGCGCGCCTCCCGCAGAGACAACCACAGTCTGTGCAGCGGCGTCTTTCGCTTGCTGCGTATCTGCATGATAGGCCGCTATTGTTGCTCCATCTTTCTTCGCCGTGTCAATTGCCGATTGCGGGCTGACGATGTTCTGAGCAGAGATCCGCTGCATTTCAGAATCGATTTCAGCATCCGCGAATCCGTACGATTTAGCTATCTCTCTGGTTTTAAGAAGCGTATTCGGAGCATTCTTGAGGTCTGGATTCAGAAGTGTCTTGGCGGCATTTTGAAGAATCGTCGGATCTCGCTGCGGCTTCTTTCCTGCACGATCAGTATTGAGTTCAATCGTCGCATCTGTCGACAATCCAAGTAGCTTCCTCAGGCCAGGAATCACGAGTACACCCTTGAAGATCAACGCGAATAATGATTCAAACCAGTTAACAAATCGTGTAGCAATGGTATCCTTGAAGTTGATCGAGTCCAGAAATTTTTCAGCTCCCTTGAATCCGAGTTTGCCGGAGACCCATGATGTGAGCTGCTTCGGGTAATCGAAGAAGATGCCAGCAAATCCGTCAATAGCTTTGATCGCAGCATTGTGTCCTCCGGCTGCAGCTTTTGTCAGCTTGTCTCCTTCGGTCTTATCGTATGCTTCATTGAATCCGGTGATCATGTCATACATTGCCATCGCCGGCGCAATAGCTTTTCCGAGAGTGCCTCTCGCAAGCCCTCCGAACCTTCTTCCAAGAATTTCCACACGAGGTCCCCATTTCGCAACGACGTCCTTGAGTACCGGCATCTTCAAGATCGGCTCGAACAAGCCGGTAAAAGACTTCCAGATGTTCGACAGCTGTCCCCCGATCTCAGATTTGGCAGCCATCGCGCTTCTGAACATGCTAGAGATCATTCCCCCAAATTTAGATGAAAGAGTCGTGAGCGCTTTCGTAAATCTTGATTCCTGGAATGCCTTGAACAGCTTGCCGAATCCTTCAATAAGTCCTAACTTTGTCTCTTTTGCTCCTTCTTTTAGTACATCTTTGGCAGTATTGAGGCCTTTACCCCAATCGGCTAACAGCATTTTTGTAGAACTGAGGAATCCACGTGCTTTGGTGCCTATCTTTGCGGGGATCTCAGATACCTTTGTAAAAACGCTGGTGATATCTTTCCAGAACATCGAGGCTTTGGCTTCTGCTTTGAATTGATTGGCAAACCCAAGCAGTCGGGTGCCGAACCCACGAATCTTTGTAAAGAAGCCAGTTATGTCCTTCCAGAACATCGAGGCTTTGGCTTCTGCTTTGAATTGCTTGATGAAGTTGGAAACATTTTCAGCTCCAACAGCAGCAGTATATCTGACACGTGCCATCAGTGATGAACCGCGAGCAGCAATGCGTCCAGCAGTTCTTCCAATTCCCCCTTTCACGCGCTGTGCAACATTTCTAATTCCACGAACGATTGAACTTTCGCGAATGGCTTTATTGAGATTTTTTCCTACTGCCTCAAAGTACAGCTTCATCCTGGTCGGAAGACGCACAATAGTGTCTTCCAACTTCATGAACATCTTGCTCTTCGTGACTTTGTCTAACAATGCCTCAAATCGAAGACGCATCCGCGTAGGAAGCCGCTCCAGCATGTCCCCAAATTTGATGAACCATCTCTTGAATGTTGGAAATTCGTCAAAGATCTTTTTGAAATTCTTGAAGAATCCTCTCAAGAATCCTTTCAGAAATCGTACGCTAAGCATGACTCCTGCTGCCAGGAGTTCTAGATCGTGCTTTATGATCTTCAGCATACGGGTATCGAACAACGGATACTTCTCTACAGCTTTCTTCTCTTCCGTTTTGCCGGCTTCTTCCTTCTTTTCCAAATTCTGAAGCTTAGCCAGTTCGGCGGCTCTACGCATTTCCTTAGCATTTTCCTGAGCTTCGATACGCATCCCCATGATTCCGTTTCGGATCTGGATTAATACGGATCCTGAAAATACTGTTTCCTCGCAAAGAAACTTGAGAGAAATCTCACACTCTTTAACGCATTTCAGAATTTCATCACAACATTGAAGAGACTCAGGCTTATAGTCGCCTGCTTCAGAAGTTTTCTCAGTTTTCGTAGCTTCAGCAGTCATGACCATTGCTCCAGGACCTGTTGCAGCAGAAGATTCTGGTTTATCTCGAGCAGTCATGACCATTGCTCCAGGACCTGTTGCAGCAGAAGATTCTGGTTTATCTCGAGCAGTCACGGCTTTAGTATCAGGAGCTGCGGCGGCAGAAGCTGAAGCTGGAGCTGGAGCAATGACAGCGCCAAGATTAGCCGTATTTTTGACGATCTTGTCGGCCGTCTCATTTACAACCATCAGCTCCAGGAGGATGTCTTTGAATGTCGTGCTATTGTCGTTCATTTTTGATTTGCTCGTGCTCTGGCTTTTTCATTCTCTTCTTTGATATGCTCAAGCAATAACGAAACATAGATCTCCCTCTCCCAAGGCACCATCTCATTCAGTTCAGACAGCGAGTACTTGTGATGCTGCATCATCGCAAAGTTTGTCTGAAAATGGTTCATCAAGTTGTCGTGGGCGAGGCCTATCCGAAAAAACTTTGCAGCCCCATAAGAGTGACTGAGTTGTGATGCTTGCAGTCCTTGTTGGAGCAGTCAAATTCTACTACATGCTGCAGGCGCGGCATCTGAGAGATGAATTCCTGGATCTTCATGAACTGAGCCTGGCTGAGTGACTCAATGAACTGGATCATCTCTTCCTTCGTCTGCTCTTCAGCTGGATATAACTTCTTGTCATCGTAGATCGATTCAATGCATGAAGCAATCACTTCGAGGACGCCATTCATGTTGTTCTTCGAGTCATCACTGATCGAGTTGACTGTATCGATCTTTGGCCAGCTCATCATGACTCCGATCTTATCCGTCAGCTGGATCTTGTTTGACGGAATGTTCGATGTATCTACAGTGATCGCATCAAGATTGATCTCAAGCTGAGTTGTCTTCGTGCATTTCTCGCACTTCAATCCAACCTTGCTGATCTCGCCGACAGACTTCGAGCGAAGCTTCAGGAACAGAAATTCCAGGTCAAACGTGGACAAGTTGTCTGGATTGACCTTTTCAAAAGTGCAGGCTCGAATGATGTCCTTGATGGCCGATATGATCTGAGTCTGATTCTCTGACTCCATGGCCAGCATCAGGATCTTTTCTTCCTTGACCAGGTAAGGACGATAGCTTACCCTCTTTCCGGTCGAAGGAATCTTGGTTTCATACTTTGGTGTTTCAATCGTTGGTAGTGGCATATAGTTATAGCAATGTGTTACTGTTCAAATATTCAAAGTTTTCGTATGTCATACTAACAGCAAATTTCTGGGTAGAATTTTCTGCAGTATTTTCTAGACCAATTGCTGCAAATGTGGTCGGATATGCGTTTTTTAGCTTAACTGCATATGCACCAGTCTGATCTTTGTTGAGCTGGTAAATTTCCACATCTCCTAGATGAGTTTCTAGATATTTTGCTCGGTATGAACCAAATCCCATGATAGCCTCGCTCCATGCGTCGAATACTTTCTTTGCGTAATAGTCACCGGTTAGCAAAAATGTAAAAGACACGTCCTCGTTTATGAACCCGTGAGGTACCTTGATCGACTGCTTATTTGCTTGATAATCTATCGTCATTATCTGCCTACCAGGAAGTGATGTCGCATCGCACATCAGATCTAATACTCTTGCAGCATTTCCAGCGACCTGGCCATATTTAGAGATAAGTATGCTCTGCGCTGTGGTTGGAATCGAAATCTTTACCTGATAGCGGTTGGTGAGCGCCAATCCTTTTCTGCCAGAAACCATTGATTTTAGATCTTCGATGTTAGACATAGCTTATTTCTGCAGGTATTGTTTCTTTGATTCTGCCCAGACCTTTGTCTTTGAGGCGCCCTTGAAATGTTCTGTTGGCAGGAAAATCGCCACGTCCCATTGATCAGCTGGAACCTGCGCGATGCGCGTGCGAACGTGCTTGAACAGATAGCGCTTATAGCATGGCGCGAACTCGCGGTACTTACGCACGCTCTTTAGCAACTGATAGCGCAAACGCAGACGAGTACGTTCGTTTAGATCCTTACCCTTGATCGTGCTCATCAGCTTGTCCAGAAAGATCGCGCGGATATTTGGATGTAGATAATGCAGATTGATTCCGCAGAATCCATCCTCTGCAGGCTCGGTCATAATGATGAGCGGAAAGCGATCCCAGTATGGCAGAACGTCTTTGTGCTTTGCATCGTAGACGAACATATACATAAAGCCCCACTGCGGCGTCTTCTTGAGCTTTAACTCAGGCGAGGTCAGCAGCTTGTTGCGATTGATGCGCCCGTTGAGTTCTTTGACCTTTTCGATGAACCATGCTCTAGCTTCACGAGTACGCGCAGCCAGACCAGTTGATCCGAATGCCGTATTGAGTTGCTGAAATAGAGATGGTGATTCGTCTGCCATAGCGCAGACATCTATTTATGGGTAAAATTTCAACTTGTCAGCAGACGAATGCCCAGCCCTTTCAGAATGTCTTCATGCCAGACCTCAAATCGCCATCCTCTATCCGCAGCGTATTCTTTAGCAGCTTCCCACTTGCTGATGTTCTTTGCGTATGTCATTACTTCCGTGATATAACGCTTAGTCTTGCGCCCAGGATTCTTCGGCGGTTCGGTTTCTTTCTTGGGCTTGATCTCGACAAGATAAATGCGCCCATCAGTTAGCTCAAGCTTAACGTCCACAAAGTATCGGTGCATCTGACCATCAGTTTTGCAGCGATAAGGAATGATGACCTCTTCTGATGACCAATGACGCACTGTGGGATTCTCATCTAGCCAACGAAAGAACTGCCGTTCCCACAGCGAGCGATACACCACATTAGTCACATCTCCCTTGTACTTCTGA